TAAATCTAGCATCAGTGGTAATACTCATTGTTCTCAAATATTTTTTTGCAATATCTTGATAAGGAGTAAATTGATTAGTTGAAGAATTATCTGAATTTATGGTTTGCATTTTAATTAATAAACAAAATTAATTATTAATCATATAATTAAAATCTTAAATTAATCAATCAAAATATCTTCAAAATTCGGCAATGCCGTGCATCGACATTTAATCTTCTGACCAGGATGCCCACCCTTAGGCGGTGTATCCCATCGAAAGGTTTTTCCATGATGACTTCGGCATAAAGGACGCACACGATCATCGTTGGAGTCTTGCCAATCATATGTTTCAACACCCATCGATTCTTGACGCTTCTTATTGATCGCACCGTTGATCTTGCCCATCTGATCAGAAGCAATTAAGCGTGCTCGATAGTCCGTACTATGACCGAGCTTTTTAATTTCCTGAGCCAGTTCCTCATTGGTCTCCCCTGTTTTTAAGGCATTCATCACCAAGGCTTCAAGCTTGTCGGTGTACTGACTTGGAATAGACTTAATCAGCGAAACGTTTACAGCAATCTGAGTATCAATCTCATCCTGAATATCAGCGCCACGGAAAAACGGCGTCAAATCCACACCAAGAATGGTCTTGGTATGACTGGCAATCTGCTTATCCACTTCCTTGCTGGTATCCATCACCACCTTAGTGGCCAAAGATACCGACACTTCCATGGTGTACTTCACCATCTTTTCACGTAACGCCGTGAATAGATCAGTAACCCAACCATCCCCGATGTTATGGCCCACAGTAGGTAAAATAAAAGCCTTGGTTTGTTCCTGGCAAAACTTTGATACTTCTAAAAGCTGACGCGTATAAAACAGCTCAACACGGCGATTGACCTTGACTGCCTTGGGCTTAGCCTTGCGACCTTTCTTGCGTTTTTTGATCTGCTGAAGCTGAGGCTTAAGGATCTGTATGATCGTCGTCATTAGCTGTCACCATTGTTTCCAGCAATTTGATGTGATCCTCACTGATAACCGAGTAAACGCCGTCGATATTAAGCTGACGTGCGATCTGTGGCTCAGTGATGATGCCCATATTGAGATATTTCTCATCACGCTCAGCGTTGGCTTTCTCCACTTCTGAACGGACTTTTGCATCCAATTGCCAAAGTGGATTAAACACAACATTTAATTC